ATCCAACTACGAGCGACTCCGTACTTAATTCCCTCATAGTGGCGTCTATTGTACCTTCTTCCCTCAGTCCTTCGTAAAGAACTGGAACTACGTCACAACAAGAAGGTAAGTCGGGGTTACGCGGATTCCATTTTAATACATCGAACAGGAAAAAATGTTTTCCGGATAAGTTATGAGGATTCTTCTGAATCCCTTCTCCTGCCCATTCCCCATAGTGATAACCGTCGCCTAACTTCAGTAGTTCTTCCTTATGTGCTTTCACCCAAGCCGCGAACCCATAGTTATCATCTTCTGGTGTAATGAAGCGTTTCCTTGATTGTACTCCTACAATCTCGCCTTCTTGTATTACAATGCAAGCGTTAGTGCCATCAATCTTTTCAGTGATGATTACTTTATTATTTTGTACGCGAGGTATCTTAGGCCACGCTTTAAACTCAACTATACTCATTTCTCTCCTATTATTTTATCAGCCTCTACAGCTACTTGAGTCACCAGTTGCACCGGTACTCGCTTGTTTAAGTATTCCCGGACAGCAGCCCTGCTATTCTGTCGGGCTAAGGTCACTACTGTGTTTATGTACCGTACCATAGGACTTCCTTGTCGGTACGGAAACTTTGTTACGTTATCCTTCATTCTTAGTTTTTATATTTCTCTTTCAAATACGCTAAAGAAACTTCCGCTACGTCGGCTCCCCCGTCCTTGACCTCGTTCAACATTATAATCCCTCTCCAGTGCCTGTTGCCTTGGAGGCCAGCGTAGGTCTCATCATGGTCGTAGAACGCTCCACAAATGATGCCGAGGCGTATAGAGCCATCTCCTAGATAATGCTTCCCTATCCTGTAGGTCTGTTGGTGTCCTTGCACGAAAGAAAATCCAACGTTCTTCAAACAAGTATCAATCATACCACTGATAGGAGTTTTCTTAAGACTGTGCGGGTTCTGGAAATAATGGGAGAACCTTATCCCTTCAATGTTCACTACCTCCAGGAAACCGTAGACCTCAAATCCCATAGTCTCCAAGAATTGCTTAGTATCATCCTGCAAGAACCCTTCAAGGACTGGATGAGACTCGATGTATCTCGGAACTCTTACCATAGGATCGTGGTTGCCCGTACAAAACACGAGTCTAGGCTTCCATCGCTTGCGGTGGTTATGTTCCCTCCGTATAATCTCGTGGTAGATAGGTATCATGAACTCTTCCATGGCATCCTTGCCCGCCTGGATATCGTCCACTATCCTAGCCCCATCAGCATCCAGAGCACTGTTAAACAGAGATAGGGACGGCATATCCCACCAGTCTCCAAGTACAACTATTACATCGGGTAAGTGTTTAACGGCGTAACGGGAAGCGGCCATTATGTGGCCGACAGGGACTCCTTTTCTTATTTGCGTATCAGGGATCACGAGTATCTTCATTTAACCACTCCTCAGGCACTCGTTTTATAGCCCACTTAATACCGTGCTTATCACAGAACTCGGAGTACCTTGTACTAGAATTACGGGCTAACTTGTTATCTCGCTGGAATATCATTCTTATGTCTAGGTCGGGCCTTTGCTCCTTCATCGCTAGTGCGATCTTGCGGTCCTTCGAAGTGAAGATCCCTTTCACTTCTATAATGATCCCGTTAGGCAAGAACACGTCTGGGGTATACGACCTTTGGATGTAGCTTTTCTTAGCTCCACACTCTACGCACTGAGCCCTAGAAATCTTCTCCATCCATGGATACGCCTCTCGTTCATAGTCCCAGTCAGAGCACCCCTTATTAATAAGGTCCGTAGCTACGTCTAATTCAAACTTAGAGCGCAGCTCATACCCTAAACACTTGAACTTCCTATTAGATCGTGCCACTATTTATGGCCACCAGAACCGACCACTAGCATAAGAAATGCTGCCGCTGCCCATGAGTGGATAGTGAGGGGAATCTCAGTCCCAAACAATATATTAATTGAGCCTATTGTCAACAGCGGTCCGATTACAATAAAAAAGAGGACCAGTACTACTAATCCCACTACTTGGTAATTACTCATCATCACCCTCCCACGGAGACCACGAGTCTCCGGGATATCTTAAAATGTACACTAATGCAGCATTCTCATTAACAAAGTGCGGCCACTCATCTCCGTATTTAGCCATGTAGGCTTCTATAATAACCATTTCTCTATCAGAATCAGACTCGCATCCCTGTAACATCTTCTCAGCTTTCTTTACTCCAATACCAGGAATACCTTGGATGTTATCCGTAGAATCCCCCGCTAGTATTTGAACGCAAAGATTGAAGTGGGCTTGCTCCTCATCTACGTACTGTAGTACGTCTTTCTGGAAGTTATAGTGCCATCCCGGAACTTGGAGAAGATCCTTGTCGATAGTGCATATTATGCCCCGTTCATCCGGAATCTCATTAGCTCTGATAGCCATTAGATCATCAGCTTCAATACCATCCGTAACTACAGCCCCGTTCTCGATCATCCAGTCTGTGAGATCTTGAAAGCACTTAGGCTTACGGTCAGGACGATTGCCTTTGTACGGCTTAATGGTAGCAATATCGTCCCTAAAGTTCGTAGAGCCTGACAGGATCATAGTAGAGGGGCACCCAATTGTCCTCTCTATTTGAGCTATGTAGTTCTTACATATCTGGATAGCGTTAGAAGGAGGTTCAACCACTTCTTCCTTCTCGTACTTAGCGTCGGGATTAAGCTTCAAGAACTCTTTGAGAGCTGTCTTAGTCCGTATGTGACCGTGGCCCTCTACATGAAACAAATCGTACTCAATAGCAAACCCGCACAAATAACGGATAATATCTCCGTCTATAAAGGCGTGCTCAAAGTCTGTGTTCATTCTATTATTGTTTTTTGTGTAGGTTTAATGTTGACTGTGTAAAACTGTTGGACTTGCTCCATAAACTGGAACGCTTCCGGTAGAACCGGGGTGACCATTTCTACTACTCCGTAGTCCGTATTCTGAACTACGTAGACCCTTTCGTCATTGTTCTGGGTAACAACAAGCCTATAGTTATTTGTCTCTTTGATTATAATGTCGGGCATCATTGCACTCCCATATCTTTTACTTCTAACATTTCTCGGAGAGAGGTTCCTAGAACCTTGATGTTCGTGTCAACATCTTCAATAGCAGCCTCGCTTAACTCTCGCCCTTGCAGGACTAGGAGCAGAATTAAGGCTAGTTTTTGCTCGTCATTAAGGTACTGTGAGTACCTGATAATGTCGTCAGACGTAGCTTTTAGTCCCACTTTTCATTTTCCTCTTCTTCCCAGGGCTCTTCTTTAGATCCTTTTTCTAGTTCTTCTAGATCCTCAACACCCTTATCGTTATCAAACGCGTCCTCATCCTCTACATTAGACAGACCAAGCAACTGAGTCACCTCCGGACCTCCTAGCTTTCCGTAATCCTCAACTAGTTGAGAGTAGACTTCGTTCCTAACTTGGTTGTAGCACAGCATGTACGCTTCCCACTTGTCCGCTTTCTTGCCGGGCAGTGGCAGGATATCTTTCTCAAGAGCTGCTACTACGAGAGTGGCGGCGATATTGTTAGCGCTTTGCCGCATAATAAGAGGTTGCGTTACCGTCTTATCGAACTCTTCTTTCTTAGCCCAGTAATCGTCCCGACCACCGCTCGTTTGCTTAGAGCCTCCGAACGTTCTCTTAGGACCAGAGTCCTGCTTCTTATCCTCACTAGGCTCAGTAATAGCTTTAACCTTGAGGGTATCCATCTTCACTTGTTTGCCGTACTGGTTCTCTTCGAACTCGAACTTTACCTTGTCTCCGGCCAGTAGCCTGATACCGTCCGGTCGTTCAGGTTTAGTAAATGAGCACCCATAGTACTCTCCATCTACTTTGAAAGACCAGATCTGGCTGTTACCTCTCTTCGTTTGGATATTCTTGTAATTACACGCTTCTACAGTGCCTTGTTTAATCGCCATATTATTTATCTCCCCAATGATTATAGTATTCACCTTCTACTTCTAGAGGTGTTATCCATTCGTAGTTGTACAATTTCTTCAATGTTCTAAACACGTCATCTTCCATAGATTGCTTTGCAATTCTTTCATACTCTTCTATTTCATCAGGATGTACTTCTCCTATTGTTGAGTCATGAACTGTTGATATAAGGAAACTTTTAAGTCCGGAACGTTTAAGGCGGTGCCACTGAAACACTAACCCAATAATGACCATATCAGCCGTTGCTGTCGATTGGACCGGGAAATTACATATCGAAGTCGAATTCGTAACATAGCCTGTTCCTGTGATTTTAGTATCTGGCCAATAAAATACGAGGCCGGATGGTATAACCAATCGTCCTGTTTTGAGTACAGTACTCTTATTCCGTTCTTGCCACTCAGTAATTCCCTTGTACTTCTCCCTAAACGCTTTGTAATACCTAACTTCAGCAGGAGTCCCGCTCTGGCCGCCATATACATTATGTTCAGTAGAGGGCGCTAACCTCTACCCGGAACGTATCCAGCTACGTGTCCC